GGTTTCAATACGCATGGTGTTGTATTTGATGAGTTACACACACAGCCAAACAGAAAGCTCTTTGATGTTATGACCAAAGGAAGTGGTGACGCCAGGATGCAGCCACTATATTTTTTAATCACCACTGCAGGTGATAACCAAAATAGTATCTGCTGGGAAGTCCATCAAAAGGCTCTGGATATTATGAACGGTAGAAAAACTGATCCTACCTTTTATCCCGTCATTTATGGAGCTGACTTGGAAGATGACTGGTCAGATCCAAAGGTATGGAAGAAAGCAAATCCATCCCTTGGTATCACTGTCAGTATGGACAAAGTAAAAGTGGCTTATGAGTCCGCAAGACAAAATCCAGCTGAAGAAAATAGTTTCAGGCAACTTAGATTAAATCAGTGGGTTAAGCAAGCCATTCGCTGGATGCCTATGGATAAATGGGATGCTTGTGCTTTTCCGGTTGACCCCGAATTGCTTAAAGGGCGGGTCTGTTATGGCGGACTGGACCTTTCATCTTCGACAGATATAACAGCCTTTGTCCTTGTCTTTCCTCCAGAAGATGAAGATGATAAATATGTAGTCCTTCCTTACTTCTGGATACCAGAAGATAGTATTGACCTTCGGGTTAGAAGGGATCACGTGAACTATGATGTCTGGGAAAAACAAGGATTCCTTCTAACCACCGAAGGCAATGTGGTCCACTATGGATTTATTGAAGCTTTTATCGAAGACCTGGGAATGAAATATAACATTCGTGAGATTGCCTTTGACCGCTGGGGAGCAGTGCAGATGACACAGAACTTAGAGAATTTAGGTTTTACTGTTGTTCCTTTTGGTCAGGGCTTTAAAGACATGTCTCCACCTACAAAGGAATTGATGAAATTAACGCTAGAAGAAAAAATCGCTCATGGCGGTCATCCTGTTCTCAGGTGGATGGTAGATAATATTTTTATCAGGACTGATCCGGCTGGAAATATAAAAGCAGATAAAGAAAAATCCACAGAAAAAATTGACGGAGCTGTGGCTACAATAATGGCACTAGACCGAGCAATTCGCTGTGGTGGAGAAACTGGTAATTCTGTTTATGATGGGAGAGGACTACTTGTGTTTTAGGAAAGGAGGTAGATCTACATGGGAATACTAAAAGGAATATTTAAGGCCCGTGATAAACCTAAAAATGCTCTTTCAGGAAGCTATTACAGCTTCTTTTTTGGAGGCACCAGCGCTGGAAAATCAGTTAACGAGCAAACCGCCATGCAAATGACCGCAGTGTACAGCTGTGTGAGAATCTTATCGGAGACACTGGCTGGGCTTCCGCTACATGTTTATAGGTACAATGATTCAGGTGGCAAGGAAAAAAACCTAAAACATCCGTTATATAAACTACTTCATGATGAACCAAACCCAGAGATGACTTCCTTTGCCTTTAGAGAAACGCTGATGAGTCATCTTTTATTATGGGGAAATGCTTATGCTCAGATTATTAGAAATGCACGAGGTGAAGTGATTTCTCTTTACCCACTAATGCCAAATAAAATGACTGTCGATCGCGATTCAAGTGGTCGGCTTTTCTATATGTACCAGCGTGGCAATGAGGATGTCCCTTCTCTTGGTAGAGAGCATCAGGTGTATCTATCACCATCAGACGTTCTTCATATCCCCGGACTTGGCTTTGATGGGCTGGTTGGCTATTCACCTATTGCTATGGCGAAAAATGCTGTGGGCCTTGCCATTGCAACAGAGGAATATGGAGCTAAGTTCTTTGCTAATGGTGCATCACCTGGAGGTGTTCTAGAACACCCCGGTACCATCAAGGACCCTGCAAGGATTAAAGAATCCTGGAACGCAGCCTATCAAGGAAGCGGGAATGCCCATAGGGTGGCTGTCCTTGAAGAAGGGATGAAGTATCAGCCTATTGGTATATCTCCTGAGCAGGCACAGTTCCTTGAAACCAGAAAGTTTCAGATCAATGAGATTGCTCGTATTTTTAGAGTTCCCCCTCATATGCTTGCTGACCTAGAAAAGTCATCCTTTAGTAACATCGAACAGCAATCACTTGAGTTTGTAAAATACACCCTCGACCCCTGGGTGGTCCGCTGGGAACAGTCCATGTGTCGCGCTCTTCTCATGGAAAGCGAGAAACCTAATGTCTTTATCAAGTTTAACGTGGATGGCTTACTACGTGGTGATTATGTAAGCCGTATGAGTGGTTATGCCACCGCAAGGCAGAATGGCTGGATGAGTGCCAATGATATTAGAGAACTTGAGAACCTGGATAGAATACCAGAAGAATTAGGTGGCGATCTTTACCTTATTAACGGTGCCATGACAAAGCTACAGGACGCAGGCGCGTTCGCAAATATCAAAGAAATGGAGGAATCTAAATGAAGAAGTTTTGGAACTGGGCGCTAGATGATAACACTGGCGTTCGAACACTTTATCTAGACGGCGTAATTGCCGAAGACTCATGGTTTGATGATGATGTCACCCCTAAAGCATTTAAGACAGAATTAAATGCTGGCGAGGGTGACATTGTTATTTGGCTCAATTCTCCAGGAGGTGATTGCATTGCAGCTAGTCAGATTTACTCTATGCTAATGGATTACAAAGGCTCTGTAACCATAAAAATTGATGGTGTTGCAGCCTCAGCTGCCTCTGTCATTGCTATGGCAGGAACAACAGTGCTTATGGCACCAACAGCCCTGATGATGGTCCATAATCCCCTTACAGTGGCCATCGGCGATAGCGAGGAAATGAAAAAAGCCATCGCCATGCTTTCTGAAGTTAAAGAGAGCATTATAAACGCTTATGAAATCAAGACGGGTCAGTCAAGAACAAAGCTCTCCCATCTAATGGATGCTGAAACCTGGCTTAATGCCAAAAAGGCCATAGAACTTGGTTTTGCTGACGCCATCTTAGAGGATGAAAAGAAACGCGACCAGACTGAGGACTTCACCTATGCTTTCAGTCGTCGGGCTGTTACCAACTCTTTACTTGATAAGGTAAAGCCCAAAATAACAAAAGAAGATACTGGAACCCCAATTGAGTCGCTGGAAAAGCGGCTTTCTTTAATTAGTCATTAAATATTAGGAGGAAAATACTATGAATAAAATTCTTGAACTACGTGAAAAAAGAGCAAAATCCTGGGAAGCTGCTAAGGCATTCCTGGACACAAAAAGAGGTACAGATGGTATTGTATCTGCTGAAGACACTGCAACCTATGAAAAAATGGAAGCAGATGTTGTTGCCCTTGGTAAGGAAATTGACCGTCTTGAAAAACAAGAAGCACTAGATCGTGAACTTTCAAAACCTTTGAACACACCTCTTACTGGAAAGCCTATCTTGCAAGGCATGGAATCAAAAGGTGGCAGAGCATCTGCAGAATACCAGAAAGCCTTCTGGAATGCTATGCGTACTCGTTCTGGAGAGGGGCTCGATCCAGTAATTAGAAACGCACTACAAATTGGAACCGATACTGAAGGCGGTTATCTTGTACCAGATGAATTTGAACGTACCTTGATTCAGGCCCTTGATGAAGAGAATATCTTTAGAAAGCTTGCTAATGTAATTTCTACTTCTTCAGGTGATCGTAAGATTCCTGTTGTTGCTTCAAAAGGTACTGCTTCATGGATTGATGAAGAAGGTGCAATTCCTGAAAGTGACGATAGCTTTGGGCAGGTTTCCATTGGTGCTTATAAGCTGGGAACCATGATCAAGGTTTCAGAAGAGCTTCTAAATGACAGTGTCTTTAATCTTGAAAATTACATTGCTAAAGAGTTTGCAAGACGTATTGGTAACAAAGAAGAAGATGCATTCTTCACTGGAGATGGTACCGGTAAACCAACAGGGATCCTTGCAGCTACAGGTGGAGCCCAGGTCGGTGTCACTGCGGCAAGTGCTACTGCCATTAATGTTGATGAGCTTTAGACCTTTTCTACTCTCTTAAATCGCCATACAGAAACAAGGCAGTATTTGTTATGAACGATGCAACCATTAAGGCCATTAGAAAACTAAAAGATGGTCAGGGCCAGTACATCTGGCAGCCTTCACTTCAGGCTGGAACGCCAGACACTATTTTAAATAGACCTGTTTACACTTCAGCTTATGTTCCTACTATCGCTGCATCTGCAAAGTCTATTATCTTTGGTGACTTTGGTTACTACTGGGTAGCGGATCGTCAAGGTCGTGTATTTAAGAGACTTAATGAGCTTTATGCAGCTACTGGTCAAGTCGGTTTTGTTGCCACTCAGCGTGTTGATGGAAAATTGATTCTTCCTGAAGCCATCAAAGTGCTTCAGCAAAAAGCATAATGGAGGTGCACTATGAGTTATAACGCAAAGAACTATACCGAACAAGGCGGAGAAAAAACCGTTATTGGTGGAACTCTTGAAATAAAAAGTGGGGCGGTCGTTACTGGCCTCCCTACTGCTGCTAATCAAGTGGCAAGTACTGCAGCTACAGTAGGAGATTTGGTGACAGATTTTAATGCCCTTCTTACTAAACTTAAATCTGCAGGGCTTATGATTTCAGACTAATAAAAGGATGGTGGCAGGATGACTCTTATTGAAAAAGTAAAAGCAAATCTGATACTTGATCATTCAGCCGATGATGGGCTGCTTGAAATGTATATTACTGCTGCCACAAGGTATGCAGAAAGCTATCAGCATCTTCCTGAAAACCATTATTCTCAGACACCTATGCCGGCTACCACAGAACAAGCCATCATTATGCTGTCATCTCATTTCTATGAATCTAGGGATGGCAGCACTGGTGGCTTCTTTTCAGATAATGTTCAGGCTGGTCAGCAGGTGTGGAATACGGTCAACCTTCTCCTTCGCCTTGATAGGGACTGGAAGGTGTAGCCATGAGTTTTGGGAAGATGAATACCTTTATCGATATTGTAGAGAAGGTCACTATTAAAGATGCTGAAGGCTTTAAAACTGAAGTTGATAACATTGTAGCTTCTGTCAGAGCCTATCGTGAAGGTCGGCATGGTAATGAAAAGTGGGCAAATAGAGCCTCCTTTTCAGAGGCTACAGATCTATTTAGATTCAGGTCTATCCCTGGCCTAACCATAACGACATCCATGGTCCTCAGTCATAGTGATAAGAAATTTGAAATCACATCTGTTGAAGATATAAAAGGCCGGGGGATGTACATTGAAGTGCTGGCTAAGGAGGTGATCCCAAGTGGCTAAAGCAACTATGAAAATGCCAGATGATTTTCAAAAGAAGTTATCTAAGCTTGGAGATAAAACCGATGAGATTGTCTCAAAGGTCTTGGAATCAGGCGGAGAGGTTGTTCTTGATAAGGTAAAGCATAATCTAAAGGGTGTCATTGGTAGCGGAACAAAAGAAGCAAGTCGTTCTACTGGAGAACTTGTCTCCTCACTGGGGCTTTCACCTACAAAGCTAGATAGAAAGGGAAATTACAATGTAAAGATTGGTTTTAGTGAACCTAGAAGTGATGGAGATTCCAATGCCAAGATTGCAAATATCCTTGAATACGGTAAATCAGGTCAGCCACCGAAACCCTTCTTGAAGCCAGCAAAGTCCTCCTCAAGGAAGGCCTGTATTGAAACCATGAAAAGTGAGTTTGATAAGGAGATTAAAAAGTTATGAGTTTACTAAAAGATTTAAACATCATACTGGATCCCTATGATATTCCTGTGGAGACTGGTGTGTTTTCTGATATACCCCCCGATGAATATTTGGTTATTACTCCTATGTCAGATAGACTGGATCTCTTTGCGGATAATCAAGGCTATATGATACTTTCAGAGGCACGTCTCTCCCTTTTTACTAAGAAGAACTACAACAAGCGGAAAAAGGAACTGACAAAAGCCCTGCAAGCAGGTGGCATGACCATAACAGAT